TGAATGTGATGGAACTATTGCGCAAGCAGGTATTGGTGATAATGCTAATATCGCTTACACAGCTGGTTCTACTGTCAATGGACAGTCTAAGTTAGAAATAAGTTCAACTCTTGCGGGTGGAACTGCTAACCTTAGAATCATAAGAATTTCCGAAGATCCAGATAACTCTGATATTTCTAGTGCAAATGCAAATTGGATCGTAAGAATCAATGAGCACTTATACTATAATCAGGGTGGTGGAATTTAAGCCTAGGAGGAATTGAACAATGGTAATTTCAAGAATGCAATTGGTCAAAGAACTTGAACCTGGCTTAAATGCTCTGTTCGGGTTAGAATATGACCGCTACGAAAATCAAGCGTCAGAAATTTTCAGTACTGAAAGTTCTGATCGTGCGTTTGAAGAAGAAGTAATGCTTGGTGGTTTTGCCAATGCAGCTGTAAAACCTGAGGGTCAAGGCGTAAGCTACGACGATGCTCAAGAAACTTACACTGCTAGGTATACCAACGAGACTATTGCTTTGGCTTTCTCGCTAACTGAAGAAGCTGTAGAGGACAACCTTTACGACAAACTAAGCACTCGATATACAAAAGCATTGGCACGTTCAATGGCTAACACTAAACAAGTAAAAGCAGCGAACATTCTTAATAGAGCGTTCAACACTTCTTACTTAGGTGGAGATGATAAGGAGCTTTGCGCTACTGATCACCCTACTCTTAGTGGAGACCAAAAGAACGAATTGTCAACTGCTGCTGACTTAAACGAAACTTCGCTTGAGCAAGCACTTATCGACATTGCTGATATGAAAGACGAAAGAGGATTAAAGATTGCACTTAGAGGCATGAAAATGATCATCCCAGTTAATCTACAGTTTGTTGCTGAAAGGTTAATGAAATCTGCAGGTAGAGTAGGAACTGCTGATAATGACATCAATGCTATCAAATCAATGGGAATGGTACCTGAAGGGTACGTTGTAAACAACTTCCTAACTGATACTGATGCTTGGTTCTTAAAAACAGATGCTCCTAATGGAATGAAACATTTCACTAGAGCTCCTATCAGAACTGCGATGGAAGGTGACTTCGATACTGGTAACGTTAGATATAAAGCAAGAGAAAGATACAGCTTTGGCTGGTCTGACTGGCGTGGAATATTTGGCTCACCTGGTGCGTAATTAATTTTTTAAAGGGGCGAAATTAGTTCGCCCCTTTATTCCTAGCACAATAGTTATGCAGACTGGCTAGGCAGACGGTATAGAGACGGCATAACAAATGGCCTATACAGCCAAGGAGTACAAATGGGTACAACAACTTTTTCGGGTCCGGTAAAAACGGGTCCAGTAATTAGCGGCGCTAATCATGGTGGTTATCGTGGCAAAGATTTAAAAGATACACAGTGGGTTAAAAACACTGTAAGTATGTATTTTAATGAACCTGCACCAGCGGATGATAATGGTATTTGCACAGCGCAAACACCAGCAGCGGCAGGAACATTAACTATTGATGGAGCATTAACTGAAACTTTTAATGGCAATAAAATTTATGCACCAAGTCAATCTTCTACAGCAGCAACTAGAAACACAGCTTGGGCAAGACAAATTGCAGTAAAAAGTTCTGGTAATGATTCTGGAGTAACTTTCACAATCACAGGAACTGATGTTAATGGTAAAGCATTATCTGAAACTATTACAGGTCCAAATGCTGGAACTGTATATACTGCTGCTACTTTAGTAGGCTTATTTAGAAGTGTTACTAAAGTGGAAATTAGTGGTGCAGGAACTGGTAATATTGAGGTAGGAACACACGCAACAACAGGTGGCATTAAATATGCAAGACCTATTGGTGTAATTCCTTATCAGTCATCTATTGTAGATATGAAACTTCACATGATTGAAGCTTTCAATTCATCAACTTCAGATATAGTTGAAATTGGTAAATCAGATGATGCTGATTACTTAGCAGATATACCTAGTGCGGTAATGCAAACTACTTCTAACGTAGCAAGTGGTGAAGTAATTACTACTGATGCAACACAAATTGGTGACTGGAGATCAGTTTCTCAATCTGAAACTGGAGCAGACGGAGTGGCTTATGACTCTGATGTTCAAGTTATCGTGGAGTTAACTTCAACAGGAACTTTAGCAACTGCTGGAATTGGATATTTCTCAATTGATTATATGCAAGGAAGAAATATGACAGCGGCAGACGCTTGGTAAAATAATATAACCGTGAGTGGAGTGTAATGACTCCACTCTCTTACAAGGGGAATTAATATGGCTTTAGTAACAACTTTTGATGGCGGAAGAAAATTCATTAATCATTATACAATTGCAGCTGGCGATGCAGCTAGTGCTCAAACTTTAACGATTGATGTTTCAGGATTAGGCAAGAGTGCCAATAATCAAACATGTAGTCATTTAACTTTAAGTAAAGTTAAGTATAATATTTTTATGACTGCTAATGCGGATGCAGTAGAATTTCAATGGGATGCCACTTCGAACATACCTTTTTTAATATTAAATGGATATGGGGAATTTGATTTTAGCTCTACTGGAGGTTTAACACCTACAGCAGCTGATAAGGCAGCCGGTGGGTACACTGGGGATGTGGCGATTGTTAACCCAGCTAGAACTGCTGGTGATACTGTATACGTTCAAATGGAATGGATTAAAAACTACGTAGCGATTTCTAGTTAGGAGGTTAAATGGCTTATTCAGGCACTAGAACCTTTAATTTAACGGTAGAAGAAATCATTGAGGAAGCATTTGAAAGATGTGGACTGGAGGTACGATCAGGTTACGATCTAAGAACAGCACGTCGTTCTTTAAACTTAATGTTTTCAGAATGGGCTAATCGTGGTCTTAATTTATGGACCATTGATTATGCAACAACAACCATGGTTGCTGGAACAAATTACTATGCATTAGATCAAAAGATTGTTGATATTGTAGACGCAACTATTACTACCACTGCTGGCGCTACTACTAATCTGGAAGGAAACGCTGATACTACTGATGTAGCTATCACTAAAATTTCAAGAACTGAATATATGAATCTTTCTAGAAAAGAGCAAACCGCTTCTGGTGATGCGCGTCCAACCCAATACACTGTAATTAATGGTCAAGTAACTGTAGCTGGTGGAAGTAATACAGGAAGACCAGAATATGATATGACGATGTTTGTATATCCAAGTCCGGATAAAGCATACATTATGAAATATTTTTACATAAATAGAATTCAAGATGCAGGAGGATACGCTAATAACGCGGATGTGCCTTTTTATTTTCTTCCTTGTCTAATATCAGGATTAGCTTATTATATAAGTTTAAAAAGAGCCCCACAATTAGCTGCGGGCTTAAAAGCAGTGTATGATGAAGAATTTGAAAGAACAGCTGACGCTAACCGAGAAAGAGTCTCGTTTAGAGTTAAACCGGCGCAAGCTTACATACCGTAGGAGGAAATGAAAATGGGAGAATGTAAAAAATGTGGTCACAACTGTCATTGCAGCAATGGTGGTGCATGTTGTGGTGGCCAATGCGAATGTCACGATTGTGACTGTAAAAAGGAGGAAGAATGAGTAACCGAAATTGGAATACCCAAACAGCTAATACTCGTGATGCATCTACTAAAAAAGTAGGACATTATGGTAGAGGTCAAATAGAAACCCCTTCTATTAATAAAAATGTTGGAGCAGCAACTGATAAAGGAAATGCACCAACAGGAACTAATAGAGCAATAGGTGGAGAAGAAATTAAAATTGCTAAAGGAACTATTACTGGAACTGCGCAAGGTATGGGTGCTGCTAAAAAAGGTGGTAAATATACTTGGCCTGGACCAAGCAATAGTAAATGGTAATATAATAAATGGCTTACGCTAAAGGAAAATATGCAATAGCTATTTCAGATCGTAGTGGATTACAATTTCCTTACAATGAAATGGTGCAAGAATGGAATGGTATGTGGGTGCATTCAAGTGAGTATGAACCTAAGGCACCTCAATTAATGCCGCATGAACATTCCCCTGATCCTGAAGCGTTAGAACATCCAAGACCAGCAAGAGTTGCACCAGCAACTACACAAATGCTTCCACCTAATCCATTTAGATTTACAAATGGAAGTACAAGCGTTTCAGTTTTTTCACCCGGACATCCATATACAACATCTTCTACAGTTATGTTTTGGGATGCTACAAATAGTGGAACTGAAGGAACTACAACTCAATTTCAAGGAATGGGTGTCAGCGGAACCAATCGTTTTGGTGTACCTCCTTCAGAATTAACAGCAGCTGCAGGATTTACTCCATCAAGTGTGACTGATGATTTTATTAATATAACAATTACTTCAACACCAAGTGCTACTGGATCTGGCGGAGGAAATGTGGTATTTATTGGTCCAACTACAGTGAGCGCATAATGACAACATATACAGAATTAGTATCACAAATAAGAGATTACACAGAAGTAAGTAGCGATGTTTTTACTGATAGTATTATTAATGATTTTATTGAACACACCGAAAATAAAATTTTACGTGATTTAGATTTACCAGTTTTTAGATCTTATCAATATGCTACATTTACAGCAAGTAATGGATTTTTAACTTTACCAGGTGGAACATCTATTACACCAACCGAATTTTCCATTATACGAAGTGTAATGATATATCCTGCTGCCGGCACGGGAGATAGAACATATCTAGAACAGCGTGATGTGACTTATATGAATGAATATTGGCCAGATAGAGCATCTACGGGAACACCAAAATATTATTCACAATGGGATCAAAATACGATATACGTAGTTCCAACTCCAAGTGCGGCGTTTTATGTTGAAGTCGGGTTGACTAAATTACCAACACGTCTTTCTTCTTCTAATACAAATACTTGGTTAAGTGACAACGCACCAGCATTACTTTTGTATGGTTGCCTTGTCGAAGCTTTCAAATTTTTGAAAGGTCCAGCAGATATGCTGCAAGTCTACACGCAGTCTTATGAAATGGCTTTACAAGAAGTGGCTGCACAACAAATGGGTCGCGGAAGACGTGATGAGCATCAAAGTGGTGTTATTAGAGTACCACGTCCATCATTCTTACCCGGCTATTCTAAACCTGGTCCAACAGGACCAATAGAAGGAGGACAATAAAATGGCAATAGGATCATCAGCAGTTTGTGATAGTTTTAAACAAGAAGTCCTTACAGCAGTACACAACTTTAGTGCTTCTGGAGGAGATCAATTTAAAATTGCTTTATATACAAACTCAGCGTCTATTAGTTCCACAACTACAGCATATACATCATCTGGCGAAACAACTAACACAACCGGTTCGGCGTATAGTGCAGGGGGTTCAAATTTAACCAACGTGGAACCAGCT